AAAGTTTCCACTGACAGGTTACATATTGTAGTTAGTTCCCCCTAACCGCATTTGTGACATTTGCACTATGAAACCGCTTGCAATAGGTCAAAATTTTGTTGCTATTGCCAGTTGACATTTCAGCAAGTTTGTTAATACCTAACAAAAATACGGCTCTAGCAGTACCGCCTATTGTGCATTTAGTATATAATACACTGAGTTTACCAATAGTTATCCACATGTCACATAAGATAGCACTGTCAAAGTGTGGAGTGTTGCACTAATTGCACAAGTGTAGCACTTCAACTTTGTTAGTATTGACGGTCATGTTCTTCTTGACTTTTGCACATTGTAAGTTTTAGACAATTTCAATAAAAGTGTAGCACTAAGATTTGTTAGTGTTGCACTATTGACTTTTAGGGATCATGCTTGATAATCGACCGTATGTTCGTGCTGCCGGACCTTCCGGCATATTGCATAAATTTCAGAGGGTATGGTGTCGCACTTTTGACAATAAAAAATAGACAGGCTGCAGCTCCCTGTCTATAAGTGGATCCTGTTTCCGCTCCGGTCGTACACGTTCGTTATCAATCCGGGAAGGACAAAATGACAATAATAAAAGTGGTGTATGAGTAATTGCGCTGCAGTTGCACGATCGGCCAGCCAGGCCAGGATTCGTACCTGATCTTTGGTCGGATACTGTATTATAGCACGCGCTGGTCAGTAAATACAAGTCCCGGATCAGATCCAGATCGGAGCCGATCCGGGGAGAAGTACTTACACAAATGGGTCTTTGATTAAGCAGTTTCTACGTTAAAGTTTCCTTTATATCATTGACTTTATCTGCCCCGCAATGTATCTGCCAAGCACCTTGTATCCGTCAACTGTTGGGTGAACATTATCACCTATCAAAGTGTTTCTATTCCAAGCATTAAGCCCTTTATATCCGTCAATTAATGGTATTGAATACTTATCGCAGAATTTTTTCATTTCTTCAAAGTATTCGGTAAATGTCCAACCATCGGAAGCGGAGTGGTGTGCATTCGGGTTGTAATAAGGGAATGATTCGGGTTTGCTTCCTACTGTTGAATTGATAATAACAACTTGAACACTTGCATTCTGCGAATAGATATATTCAAGGCATTTATAAACAGAACCCATTATTGTGGCTGTTGTTGTGTCCTCATATGTGCCAAGAGGAATATCGCCATCATTTAATCCATATTGCAAAGTTAAAAGGCTATAACCACTTAATGGAATCGTCTGCAAATATTCATATGCATTTGTTTCAAGATATTGATGTGAAGCCCAACCCATATTGCCTACACCAAGGTTGACAACTTCCAAGCCAGTTTCATAGCCTACCCAATAAGGAATGCCATAATCCGTGATTGACGATGTGCCACCTACTCTGCCCTCGGTTACGGAGTCGCCAAGCATACCAATTTTAAGTTCTTGATAATTTGTAGATGGTAGCCATACAAAAGCCGAGCCAATATAAAATCCTATCGCACTCCAAGGAATACCGTTTCTGTATATTCTGTACATGGAGTAATCGCCTCTGCCTATCTTTTCAACATAAACAGCACCGCTTGAGTACGGAAGCCCTACTATCTGTGAGGCTACGATTTGATTTAAATTAACATATGCAATAGAGTTTTGTGGCATATCGAGTAACGAGAAAGTGCCATCGCTTAATTGTGCCTTCCAACTAGCATAGTAATTCCTCACAATACCGCTTTCTGTTCTGTATGTGCTATAAGATAATTCCGATTTAGAAGCAACTGTTGATGGTGTTCTGTTTGCATAAGTGCCACTTGCTACATAAGCCGATGGATAAAAATATTTGGTGAGCATATATGAACCCATGAAAGTCGTTCTCATATTAGCCCTAACATATTTAGCCCCCTTGTATAAGTGAACATAATAATATGTAGTGTGTGATGTTAGTCTATCGCTTGAACTTGTGATTCTGCTTCCTATGGGGTTTTTATTTTCGTCATAACAGTAAAGCAAATTCATTGTTGTATTTTTTACTGTCAAATATAGGTGTTCCTCATGCCCAACATCAAGGAAGTCCGTTACATACCATGTATTATTCGGAGCGTCAGTGATTGACCCATCATCTGCAAGCATTTTGCTCTGCGTAAGTGCGTTTTCATTGATTAAGTTTGTTGTGTGGTAATCATCGGGTTCTCCAACCAATGCAGTTTCATAATCTAAACGTTCATTTAGTTCATCAATAGCGTCTCCGGCTGCCTTCGCGTCTGCAGCATCTCCGGCGATTGTAAGTGTCGGATCCACTGTAGTTTTGTTCCAGCTGTTAGCATATACTATTGCAGCGGGCTCTGTATACGAATATCCTTCTCCAGGAATTGGTGCTACATTACCAAGTTTCAAATACTGATATGTAAAATCTTCCGGGATCGCAAGCTGCAGCATGATACGTTCTTCACCCTGTACACTGGTTGTAAGTACTGTAAAATTTTTGAATACTGCGCTTGCAACTCCACTGAATCCATCCGGGAAAGGGTACTGCCTCGCATTTGGATCTACAGTTTTACCTGAAACATTCGAAGCAAATAATTCTATACCAGCTCCAAGTTCAATATCTGACACAAATTGATACATATTGCCGATTACTATAACATGACCGCCTTTATATGCTGAAACATCGATCTGGACTGTATCCATCATTTGTGAACTTTCGTTTCCATCCCATTCTGTCAGTCTGGAAAAGCCGATTGATAGAAAACCCGATGCGATCATATCAGAAGCACGTACTGCATCGCCTGCACTAGGATATGTTTCGCCAAGGAAGTTAGTTCTGATACCCAACAGTTCAGCATTACCACTGGTAGAACCACTAGGAAGTGAATCAAATGTATCCATGCGGCCCTCAAGCACACTGATCCTTGCATTTTGCGCTGCCTGAATTGCATCCTGATTTGCAATCGCTGCATCGATCTGAGCAGTTTTCTGCTGCATCCATGTTTCAAGCACCGGATCGAAAAGATCATTAAGCGTACCATCAGATGCCATCTCATCTAATTTCGTGTTGATCTCTTCCTGTACATCCAAGTTATCAAAATAGGTATTAACGTAATTCTGCAGCTGCGTATATGCGTTCATGAAGTCTTCCATGCGGTCATTGATATACGCTTCAAGATCAGCAACATTCTGTCCCAGCTGATCAGCCATACTATTAAGGAACTGCTGGTTGATCACAAACTGCTGGCCAAATTCTGTCATAGAGTCTTCAACAGTTGTTAGATCAGTCATGAAATTATTCATGTATTCTGCCATTTTGCACAGAACTTCATAATATGAAAGACTGTCATCATAAACAAGCGGCAGTGCTTTTTGGCACCAAAATCTAAAAGGCCGCGTGTCGCCTGTAAAAGTCGGTACTGTTATGTCACCGCCTGTGTGGCCATAGTCGCTGTCAACGTCTGCCGGGTCATAATCCGGTCTGTAATCTACTGACATTTATTGCACTCCTTCCTTATTAATAAATCATCATGAAACAGCATTCCAGATCATCCAGTATCATCCTGTCAATGTTAAGAAATGCGTTACGATAATTGGTTATCAGTGTTGCATAGTCTGTGCTGCCCATCTTGCCCCGGATCCGCTCCGTGATCAGAGAGTCATAGGATTTTGTCAGGGTCTTTCCATGCGTTGTCGTGTGGTCGCTGGCTGTTGAAAGTCCATGCTGCAGATCGTTTTCGATCTCACCATTGACAGTGGTTGTATCCTTGCCGGACGCATCTGTTATAGTAGCTTCAGATAAATACTGGTTGTTTTCAATGCCTGTTAAGCCGCCCTGAGGGGTATCTGATTTGCGGGTAGTGTATTTTGTCCGCGGCTCATATTCTGTCTGATAATCAGTATATGTCTGAGTATTGATATCATGCCCTGAGTTTGTATCAGATCCGGCTGTTCGTGTCGTGCCGCCTTCTGTGTCGGTATCTTCTCCGTCATGCTCGATTGTTTTCGAATAATTAACATCGGTAAGCGGATCTAGTCCGATCAGTATAAGCTGCGATCTGTAAAGCTCATTATAAAGCGGCATGATCTCGCGCAGCTTCTGAGCTAGAAAGAGTTTCCACTGGCCGTATGTTTCCGTGCCGATCTCGCGCATATAATAATGATGCAGTATCTTGTGCTCCAGCCCCGGCTTGTAGGCATTATCAAAGATAGGATAGTCAAAATCAAAGATCAGCGGCACGGCATCATCAATGATCTCATCGATCTTTGAAAATCCCTCTGACGCGCTGTGTCCGGTGATACTTTCACATATGGATCTAACAAGAGTTGTATATTCTGCCATTACTCTTCACCCCCTTCCAAATCAGGATCCGGCGCCGGAAACTGTTCTTCGGCTCTCAGCATATCGGCAGCGATCTGATCGGCTATAGGCGAGTATTCCACCGAGATTTTAAATCCAAACATGCTGTTTATATGCTCCGCTGCTTCTGTTCTCGCTTTCAGCCTGTTTGCGCGCTGAGCTATGTTTCCCTCATTAGCAGCCTGTATTTCATTAGTAATATATCGCTCGCGCTTGACGATCTCTAATGAGCCAACTCCAAGATATGAAAATGCCTCATGCAGCACATTGATTTTTTCTTCCTGTAACTTATCCAGCAGATACGGAGCTTCAGTATTAAGAACTTTTATTCCTTCAATATCCAAATTCTTAGAACCGAATATGATAGGAACCCCGCAGTCCAGCTTATTGTATAGATTTTCCATAGTCATACGCTGCTTTTCGTCACACAGGATCAGGGTAGGAGTTTTTTGAGCTCTTAAGTTTATCTGTTTCGTGATCTCAATATTAGTAAGCTGCTGAGCAAACATACAGAGTGTCGGCCATGTTGCCTCGTGCAAATAGTTATCATAAATGATAACAGAGTCTTTCCAAGATAATCTGTTTCTATAGCGGTTGTTTGCATACGCGATCCGGTTCATGGGTATATCATAGTTGTCAAAAGGCGGTTCCAAGATGCAGCGCATCGCGAAAAACTCATCCAGTATATCATCCTTAAAGAACAGGCAGAATGAGCGCCTTAAGAGTGAGATCTCCAAATATCGCTGTGATACGGATAATGGCAGATCTTTCCATTGAAAACAGGAAACTGCAATTGCCTTCAGTCTTTGGATGAAATAGATATAAAAACTGTTATAGTTGATTATCCCGGCCGTTGTGGAATTGTATTTCTTCATGTGTTATTCACCCCCTGGCCGTTGCTTATATTAAGGTTGCCTATGTTCGTTCCGGATCCGTTCCAGAAGCGCAGCCCCTGATCAAACCGATCCGCGATCGTCTTAGCTGCCTGAGCCGGAAGGGATCCTTTCACAAGACAGCCTGATGTTTTAACATAGGTGAAAGCCGGTCTGTTTTGCATCGACGGAGTATCAACGCGGTTTACTCTATAGCCGTAAGCATTGAAGAATTCATCAATGATCCGGGCATATTCCGCAGTGATCGATTTATGGATTATCCGGAATGCCTTTTGATTAATCGCCATCATCATGTCAGAATTAGCAGTACCCACAACACTGTCCGGCATAGAACTATATTTCGCTTTATCAGCCAGCAGCTGCGTTGCTATACCGACACCGCCTGAGAGCGCACCGACTGCAGCGCCGAGAAAGTTTCCAGTAGCCGCAGCTGCCCCGGCCCCAATAGCGGTCTGTGCGATCTTTCCCATCACCTGATACTGACCACCGCCGGAAGTCATCTGAGCTACATAGGCGCGGTACTGATCGATCGCTACGGATGCCTGAGGGAACTGACGCATATAAAGCGCTTCGTCATAAACATAATTCTGCTGACTGCCTTTATAGTTGTGCGGTATTATGCACATCTCCGGAACATCAGCACATATTCCGAACATATAGAAGTGCGGCCTGTGATCAGAAAACCATTCATAACGGTATTCTTTTTCGGATCCTTCAGAATTATACACGTCAATGACACAATAAGGATAGCAATATAATTTCTTATTGAGCGGTGTATATTTAAGCTGCGTGCTGGAGCCGTCACGCTCTCCCATTGGTTCAACCCAGCTGGAAAAAGAACCGCCCCAATTATAAGGACTGAGTCCCTGCATTGTCTGCCCCATACTTACCGGCATCATAAATCCGAAAGCGATAGTAGCAGATATGATAGCATTTATTGCATTACCGCCTGTTGCATTTATCAGGTCATCAAGATCAGTTGACAGCCTAGCAGCTCCGCTGGTGGAAAGATCATAATGCCGATACTCCGCGCCTGACAAGATGTTACCTTTATAAGCGCCTACCGCTCCTACCTGATCAGCCTCTTTTGCGACTGACAGGATCAGCTGAGGATAAGACTCGACATCGTGTTCAGGGTTTCCATCATTTACACCGGGATAATGTGCCCTGAGCACTTCTTCAGTCCGTATCACATAATCCCCGGTAGGAAGATCTTCTTCAACAACATGCTGGTAAACGCGATCATCCTTAACGTGTTCCCTGACGATCAGACACTTGCCGAGCGTAAAATCTCCCATCCATGTCATAACATCATCAAGCACAAACGTTATCTCTGTCATTCCGTTATTGGCATAGTCTACAGATGTAACGAATGCATAATACCAGCGGTTTTCAAAACTGGAACTGCTGCCTGACGCATGGGTGTTTTTAAACCTGAGATATCTGACATTAAAAAGCACGTTCATACCTAAAGCGGAGCGGAACACATTTTTATGTTCCGCTCCGTTTACATAGGTAACGTTTTCTTCTGTCAGGGCAACAGTGGCCAGAGCGGTAAAATAATCATCTTTTGCGCTTCGTGATGCAAAATAGATCGTATCTTCGCTGTTCGGGGAAAGATTAATATTTTTGAAATATTGAACGGTTCCCCCTGGCTGTACATATGCCATGATATGACCCCCTGTTAATCAGAAATGATCGTTACTTCGATCTCATCACCGACATCCACCGCGGAAGTGACAGCCAGCTCCGTAGTAGTGCTGACACCTTCTACAGTTTCAGTTTCGGTAGTCTGATACAGATCACCATTGAAGGAAAGAACCACTACCGCTCCGGTTTCATCCTCTGCCGGGATCGTCATTACTCCGTATTCTGTCATGGTGATACCTGCTTCTGTCATGTCATCGGTCTGTACAAAATGTACATCTTTAGAACCGAGCGCTGACAGGGTAAGATCCGGCTGCAGAGTCAGGATCGTATACGCTGCTGTCTGAGTCTTTGCGGTAACAGTCAGGCTGATATCGGTAAGACTTGCTGCATTGGTGGATACAAATGCAATCGCATTCATAAATGGAGAATAACTGAAGGTCTGCCATACGTGGAAAAAGTAGTTCCAGTACAGCCCCTGACCGTTGTAATTTTCTGTAAACTCTCTCAGGTTTCCATAGATCTGTGACCACTGCCTGTCAAGCAGCACTGCGGACACATTGCCGAGGAGCGTTTTCTCCGCGCTGGTAAACGGAACGAAAGATGACACGCCGGTTTCCTCATCGCTCATCAGGGTTGTAAGTCTTGCTTCATCGATATCAGCGAAAGAGTCAACCATGATCCTATGACCGGAAAACTGTACTTTATCCATATTGAAGGCAGCTGCCAGCACTTCAACATCCAGCACCGCATCAGCATCAGCTGATACGATCAGGAACTGATCATCTTTAGGAGTATGTGAAGGAACTTTTGCGGCATTGTACTTGTCTTTCATAAACAACAGATCGTTGGAAACAGACTTGATCGCGGAAACTGCTGCTTTAGCATTCGCGGCATTGATCGTAACACCATTGACGAATGCCGTTTCGCCGTTCACGATCGCTTTTCCGATCATATACTTAAGTATATTAAACTCGTCATATTCCCAGCTTGTATAGATCTGCTCGATCTTCCGGCTGTTGAATTCTTCGACAGAATCCCAGCTTGTGAAAGCCTTCCGGATCTCATCGCGCTCGACAGTGAGCGGGTAATAGCTGGCAAAATTCTGTACATGGAATGCAGAGCGCACATCAGCAAAACGGCGCTTAAAAACAAGCCGCTGCGCGTTCTCTACGTTCCGGGCATATCCCTGAACAAGCCCGATATAAATCTCTTCTACTGTTTCGCCGAATTCCAGATCGCCGCGCCGCATAAATCCCCACGGATTAGTCCATGCTTTGCTGGTGATGATCACCAGTGCAATTCTGTTAAGCAGCGCACTGTACCATTCATTAGCGAGTGCCGGAGTGCCGACAAGTACAGAACCGATCTCTCTAACATTATCCGGAGTAGCGACCGGCACCACTGCCTGATAATTTGCGGACGCATCAGCGCGCAGTGCATTCATCACGCGCCATGCTTCCGGGTGAGCTGTTGAAACTTTCGGAATGATAGGCATATTTAATCCCCCTTTTTAATAATGAAATGATTAGTTAATTCTTCGCCGGATAGAGAAGCTCATCAACTGTTTCGATCTTCTCGATCTCATCTTCCGGCTTCGGAGTAGTCAGATCGGCGGGCGGGTCATCATCTGCCGGCGGATCCGCGACCTCAAATCTCTCGCGGTATCTCTTCCGGAGCGACTCATTTTCAGTGGTGAGCTGAGCGATCCGATCCTCTGATCCTGCCAGCGAGTCATAAGTGTCCAGCATGTCTTCAAGAAATGCCAGATCGTCATCAGTGCTGCTTTCTCCGACTCTCGCGTTGACTCTTGCGCGAAAATCTTCCTTTGTTAATACTGCCATGCTTTACCCCCTTTTGAATTTAGGTATTCGCTTATATAACGGTTTCAACATAAGATAGATATTCCGGTTGTGAGCCGGAAGATCAGGACCGGGTCCGGGACCAGGACCGGGGCCGGGTCCGGGTGGATCGGGCGTATAGCCCCGCAGCAGATCGTAAGCATAATTTGCCCATGCAATTCTGTCTGTAATACAGTTAGGCCCTAGCATATCGTACGCTTGCTGCTCTGTTCCATGCCATTCAAAGCAGAAAAACCATGTACGCGTTGCCTGTGCTATGCTGCCGGTGTAACTCTGGTATTGACTCCAGGTCATATTGTCAGATGCGTAGGAACTTGAAGTCTGCCATCCCCAGCGCGGGCCTTGTCCGTATCCCATAGATGTGTAAGACGCGTCATCAGATTTTGTTAAAAGCCAGCACTGAAAATCACCGTCATACCAGTTCCGCCCTTCTCGATCAGCTGACCATGGCAGCGGATTAGGATACTGCAGCGTATAGGCTGGGTAATCTGTCCACTGTGCCATACCAAGACCACCGGCGAAATAAGGCAGCGTTGATAAGGATCCCCCATGCGAGTTTTCATATGATCCGGGATTTACATTTGATTCTTCATGAAAGCAGCCAAGCATACCACATACTGCTTGCAACGAAAAACCATATCCGGCCATACGGTCATAAACAGCGTGCATATTATTATCGACTTCGGCCTGTGAGAGCGCACCGCCATGACCATATGAATCAACAAGCCGATAAATAAAATTATATGCCATCAGAATACTCCCCCATATTCTTTCATGACTCGCATAAGATCGTTAACGCACTTTTGGATCCTGTCAGCATTGTATCCGGCTGCTTCAAGATTATCAATCCGCTCCTGTCCATTGCCCCATTTGCCAGCGATCACTTCAAGCGCAATGCCTACGATCGGTGACAGCTCAATTATCATTGTTTCCATTTGCAATGCCCCTTTCGATCAGTGAGTCTTTCAGCTGTGTGAGAGCCAGCGTGTTATTGTTCAGAGCTTCAATAACAGATAGCATTTCCGTTTTATGAGCTTCGTTTAATGCCCTGATATCTTCTCTGTTTTTATCGCCCTGATCCCGCACATAGTAAGCCATGATTATTGATATCACTATTGGAAACCCAACAGTCGATATCATGTTTAAAAGATCCTGCATGCTTGCATCCCCTTCCATCTTATGATACCTTAAAAGTATCATAATATAGGAAGGAATACAACTATGAATTTTCGAAAATATGACCATTTCACAACAACACCGGGGTTTTACAATGGATATGAACTGCTTTCGAAAACAGATAAAACAGGATCCAAGCCTGAGATATATGCTGCCTTAACCAACAGGTCAGCCGGGAAAACGACATTTTTCAATGGTTATCTGATCCACAAATACATTCAGAAGGGAAATAAATTTCTGCTGTTATACAGGAACAAATACGAGATAGACAGAGCAGCAGCCGGATTTTTTAACGATATATCCGGGCTGTTCTATCCGGATCTGATCATGGAACAGGAAACAGGAATTAAAAACGGCTTTGATTATCTTAAGCTGGGTCTTAAAAGTGACGAGAAAAAAGAACGTTTTGAGGTTTGCGGTTTTGCTACTTCGCTGGCCGCGTCCGAGCTGATCAAGCGGTACTCTCATTTATTATCAGATGCTTGCGTGATTTTAATGGACGAGCTTTTTCCTGAAAACGGAGCTTATCTGAAAGATGAAATAACAAAGTTTATGAGTATTCACGATTCGCTTTCCCGCGGCCACTTCAAACATTCTAAGTATCTGCCTGTTATCATGGTTGGAAACCTGATCGATTTGTTCAACCCCTACTTTGACGCGCTGGGTATTGTTGACAGTCTGCTGCTGGACTCTCATTTTACGCGCGGAGAAGGTTTCGTTATAGAACAGGATTTTAATGAGCGATCAGCTGCAGCTCATAAAGAAAGCGCGTTCCACCGCGCACTATCTGGAGCTGCTTATGCTGCTGCATCTCAGGAAAAAGTATATATCAATACAGACTTTGATATGATCGACAATTCGATCTGCGATACCGGGCGTTATATCTTAACGATCAGATATAACGGTGCGCTCTACTCAGTACGTTACAATGAACAGGGATATTTTTATTATATTTCAGATCGTCCTGATCCTTCATTTGCTCTCCAGCATGCAGCCACTGAAAAGGATATAACCGAACAGGCTATATATAATCCGGTGTCGCCGTACCGGAAGATGATAAAAGAAAAATACAGGATGAACTTATGTAAATTCCGGAACCTGAAATGTAAATCAGCAGCGATCCATTTTATTGCCGGAAAATGAGAAAACCGGGGTTTTATCCCCGGCTTTCTCTATCTGCGATTTGGTGGAGGTATATAAAGCAGCTTACGCATAAGCGCAGCTTACAAACTCGCGGCCGCTTTTAGCAGACTGTTTTGTGATCCTGATCGGCAGCGGATCCGACTGCATGTCATAAACTCCGTCTTCATCTGCCAGCATAGAAACGATCTCTTTTATCTTCCTAATGAATGTATCAGACCGGGTAGCATAAAGCTGATCCTTATCATCCAGCACAAGAATAGAAGTGAATACTTCCGGCTCCTGTCCCTGTTCAAGATTGTAATCTTTGGTTATCTCTTGAATAACATATCCGGTTACATTGATCATTGTGCCGTTATCCAGTTTTTTCATGCTGATTGCATCATCTCTTGTTGTGATCCTGAGGATCTGTTTTTTGTCCGTGAAACTGCTTTCGATAAATTTTGCTGCCATGTTTTGTCCTTCCTTTCTCATAACATTGTTTCAGTGCTGTGTGTGATATTATTTCTCAGTGCGACTATATTATATCGCATTGACAACAGTGTTAGCAAGTGATACTTTAGTGATGCGGTGATAAAAATCTTAGGCACTGCATAGGGATCTTGTACATGCTGCGTATCAGCCGTTAAATCGGTGCAGCCTGTTTGAAAAGCCTTTGATCGGGACGGATCCGGATGCAGCTAAACCTTTGATACGTCACCGCACTTTTTATTACCATATCTCCGGATCTTCCTCATAGATCTCCTGATATTTTCCATAATAGCCTGTCAGGTCTGCATATTCCGGAGTAATGCCAAGATTATAGGTTGTCCGGGTCATCGCAATACAGGAACTGACCGGCAGCTCATGTCCATCTATATTAATCTGGGTGTTAAGATCATCTCTGTACGTAAGCAGCTTTTTCCATCCCTGGCGATCAGGCAGTGATCCGGAGTCCGGCACTGTAAATACAAACCCGGGTTTAAAGTTTTCAATAGTTCCAAGCATTTCCTCACCGGCTTTTTTAGGCACGCCGGCGACTGTTAAATGCAGCTGATCTTTCATATCCACATAGCAATATTTTTTCGCGCCCAGTGTAACAAACTTACTCGCGGGCGCTTCACTGTCCAGTATTCCTAATGTTTCAGTTTTACCTTCCACTGTAACAGCAGAGATATCAGAGCCGCATTGCCACGCGTACTTTACCCATCTGTCGTTATACTGCTCAAGCAGATCCTCATACTTCTCCGGATGCTGGTACTTAACAGAGTCAGTATCTCCATACACAAAATCCTCACCAACAATATCTATGATCTCCATGTGCCGGATCCGAGCGATCGCTGTTATCGTTACACCCCATTGATACAATAGAAACTTCCTGTTTTTCGGCTGCGTATAATCCAGCAGCATCTTTTGCGCTTCTTCCGCTGTTGGCTTTACTTCCGTAATATCACCATGCTCATCTACTTTGATCACATTTTTTACCGGCTGTTCTACCATCATTCCGAATGTACTGTTGGCTCTGTTTTTTCCTTTCATGTACTCATATTCCGATCCCTTTACTCCCTTAAGTTCTGTTTTCACTTTGTAAAAATCAAATGCTGCATGTCTTAGTCCGTTAGGCAGATATCCGGCCGGTGTGTAAAATGCTTTTATGATCTTAAACTTTCCCCGATACTGTTTCCTGATCAGATCCCACTCGATGCCTAGAAACGTAAATTTTGTATACCCCTTTTGTATTATGATACGGCCGTTGTCATAGACTCCGTACTTATCCCGCTCATGTACTGTCTTTGCAAGCGGTATATAAGGACATGGTGTATGATACGGATCTCTCAGCTCCAGATCGTAAAAGATCACTTCCATTATTACCCAATATTTTCTGATATACCATGCCAGCCGGTCAGGATCCTGAACAGAGCTTGTACAGTCCATCAGCTTTCCCATCGGGAAACCATCATAGCAGATCAGCACTGCCGGATATGAGGAAGTAAAATCTTTGCTTGCTACATCTTCCAGTATCTGTCCGACTTTGTATCGGTTTGCGTGAGTATTCCCGCCCCTGAAAGCATCACGCAGCATGTTGTACTGTTCCAGCGTAGGCATACACTTGAGCATCATCGATTTATACCGCTTATAGATCGGATATGTTTTTTTACCTTCCTCTGTATGATAATCTTTGGTATTATCTCCGATACATGCAGTCCGGCATACGCGCCTTACATATCCGGTATTGGTAAGAGGGATTGTCTTTAGATTATCGCCTTCTTTCTCCATAATAGACTTAACAGCATGGTACAATGTAATAACATCCATTGCCCCATAATAAAGTATATCATTATCAATCGGATCCCACGGAAACCTGATAATTTCATAATCGATCAGTTCCTTGTCTTTCCGGTACTGTTCGCTGCAGTAGTTTTCGGTGAACTTCTCCAATGACATATTGGATAAAAGATAGGAGCACTTAAACATCAGGTTGTGATTTTTACTCTCTACCTTTGCAATCCGGCGCGACTGCATAGCAAAAACTGTATCAAAATCTAAAGGTATTCGCGATTTGAAAAACTGATATTCAAAAGACAGATTGTGAACATAGATCACAAGCTGCATTCCTTTATCATGGAAAATGTTTTCCAGTGTTTCGATAAAATGCTTAAACTGCCAGTCTTCCCTGAATATCCATACTCTGCCAAACAGATAGAACTGATACAGATAGGGAATAGCATATGGATCCTCATCTATTGCATATTCGGATCCAGCTGGGATCGTACTTGTTTCGATATCACAGGTCGCAAAATCAGAAACAAGATCAGGCCGCTTTTTACGTGAGAAGATCTCGCAGTTTTCGAGTCCGTACTCAACAAGCTGCTGCAGCTTTTCAAGATCGTCATATTCATATGCAGTTATCTCTTCCAGCCGTTTAACAGGCAGCTGTTCCGGCCTGATCAGTTTAATCATTACATTGTACCCATTGAAGATAAAAGATGCTGGTTGCTATCGATCCAATCAGCAAATGTCTGTTGTGATTGTGAAAACTCATTAAACAGCTGCTGTATGCTTGTTCTTTCACCGGTTGCTCTGTTCGCCATGACTGCAGTTGTTATCGCTTCTCTGACCTGATGCGAATCAAATTTACTCATAGCGTCTTTCCCATCCGGCGATCCCATCCAGCGCAGGATTGAATCTTTATCAGCATCTGAAAGTCCTGTTCCACCTTCTCCACCAGTTGACGCATTTATCATTTCGTCCAGCTGCTGTCTGCGCTCCGCTTTGATCTCATTGATCCCGGCTACAGTGGATGTTTTAGCGGCCAGGAACTGTTTCACATTGGATACCGCTTCTCGCAGCTGCGCTTCATATCGTTTCTGATCCGCTTTGCTGGCTCCCTTGCCGGGTGCTTTCGGCTGCGTGAAAACTGTCATCTCACGGCCGGATCTTTTATCAGCGCGGTTCTTTATATAGGAAGCTCCACGCAGCGGTTCCACATTGTACTTGTAAGCCTGAGCGGATGTTATATTCTCCGGCTTAGTTAAAGTTCTGATGCGATCATTTGCGGCCTTAAGCGCAGTCGCAAAAAATGATTTCAGCTGCCGGATAGACATAAATGAGGTATCAATGTTATAATTTTTAGCTCTCATGATCTGATGCCCCCTTTGAGAGCAGCTCCCATACTTCCAGCCCCTCTTCTGTATATCCGGCTGCCAGTAGAATCTCTCTTAGAAAACCATGCACAAAATCTGCTGCAGGATCCGGATTGTTTGCTGTATTGCAAAAGGCGTTTACCACAGTTACTGTGAGAGCTTCACTGCGTTCCTTCTTCCATTGTTCGAAACGATCAATATCATACGCATCAAAGATCGATCCAGTTTTCATTATCATTTTTCTCCTTCCTGTTTCTGTTCTTCCGGGGTCGTGATCTGTACCTTCTCCACTCATAATAATCACGCGCTGCGATAAACAGCAGCGTGATCAGTACGGCCATGAGTATAAGCGACAGACCGAATAAAATCATCAAATCAGCAACTTTCACTGTTACCAGAGTGTTCATACGCGTTCAGATCCTCTCTTTTGTAGTTGGTTAAAAAACCTGTTAACAGTTCCTCTACTAACTCGCTCATACTGTACCCAGTATCAGCTAAGCATTCTCTGATCTCATAGTTCAAGCCTTTCGAGATAGTAACAGTAATTCTTGTGTTATCGCTCCTGATCATGTTCATTCTCCCTTCCTATTATAGATGAATATGGCTTATGTTTGAAATGCTCCTCTGCATTCTTTGATACGTTTTTCTTGTAATATGCTTTTTGTGCTGATGCGATCGCAAGTCCAGATCGGGTGATCTTGCGGTACATCTGTTTTGTTTTCGCATCCTTATAGTGCATTCTTCCTGATCTCCCCTTTCACAGCCAGCAGCGCAGCCAGCGACTGCAAGTCGCCGTTTTCAAATGGAACGATCTCAGACGGATCCAGTATAACCTGAATTCCATTTGCATAGCGAACATAATAGTATAAAGCGTTGGATCTTGTGACGATGATATCAGCGATCAGGCCAAGGCGCTGTCCGGTGTTTGTGACTGTGAGAACAAGATCTCCGCGCTTGTAGGATCCGGTGTGATAGATCGTAGTTAAGCATTTCATAAACTCACCCCTTAGCAGCTCAATATTCTTTTCGTACTTTTGTTTCTTCGCAGCGATCTTTAATTTCAACTTATCTAAAATCTTATTGTGCTCCTCATAGTAAAACAGATCCCATTCATCCAGCAGCTTATCCTTATGCTGTTCGAGCGAAAAATAACTGCTATTGATCGCAATTTCTTTATCGATCAGATACTGTATCTCGCTATAGAGATAATCAAAGATCTCTTTAGCCTTTGCTTCTCCCTCTCCGGAGTAAGGATCATATATGATCTTCTTGAGCTTCAGAAGGTCGGATCGGGACGCTGGAAAGAACAGATCCGGATCGATCAGCATATAACCACCAGGTGTTCTAATATCGATATTCATACTCTCACCACCTTTTTATTCAAAAATTACAATCAACTGATCCATCACGATTCATTGTGTTGACCTCAACTCCAATATTAAGAAACCGAACGAGTTTCGCCTGTTCTGATATCACTTGTACTCCATAAAGTAGAATATACCCGCGATCCATAAAAGAGTTACCTTTCAAATAAAACGGTAGGTGCTCATAGTCATTTTCTAATTTGAAGCCGTACTTCTTGAATTCCTTTTTAATTCTATTCATCTCGATACCTCCAATCGAAAAGCGGGCACATTTACCCATCACTATTATATCACGTATCAAATCACGGCACATGTCAAAAGTGCGACACCATACCCTCTGAAATTTATGCAATATGCCGGAAGGTCCGGCAGCACGAACATACGGTCGATTATCAAGCATGA